GTGCGCGGCTTCCCCGCGCCGAACATTGCGCCTGGCGCCGAGCGCTTCGCCGCGTTGTCGCTGGAAGACCAACTGCGCGTCATGGGGCCGGCGATGCTGGCAGCGTGGCGCGATGGCCTCATCGACTTGACGCCAACGGGCAGCCGTTCTGTTGTCGGGCGTGGCGAGTCGAAACGATGGGGCACCATGCGTTACGCTCGCAGCCTGCGCGCCATCCTCGGCGATGCAGTGGCGTTGCAGTATATGGCCAGGTGACGCGAAGCCGCCCACTGGTCAACCAGTGGGCGGCGGGTGGGTTATTCCTCTGTTACCGTTGTAACAATGACGGTTGCCCCGTTGACAACCGCCGTCTCCAACCGTGACCAGGACTCGAAGCCAGCGTCTTGCGCCGCCTGATTCAGCACGGCTTGGCGTTTGCGCTGGCGAGCGGCGCGGGTGGCGTCTTTCCATGCCGGGTTGCGTTTGCGTGGTTCGGTCATGGTTGCGCCATCCGCATTTCGTAGTAGCGGCGCTCCAGGCGCTCATACTCCTGGCTGCGATCCATCGCCACGAAACGGGCGCCGTCGAGCTTGCGCTGAAGGTCGGCGATCTCGCAGTAGGCGGCGGTGAGTTCCGCCTGCTGCTGCGCAATGATGGCGTCTTTCTCCTTGACTTCGGCGATCAGCCGCTGCGCCAACGCCGTCAATTCGGTGGTCGTCTGTGGGATTGCCCGTGTGCTGTACATTGCCCCTTCTCCCTTCGTTCTCTGTATCCTGCCCGCCGTCCTGATTGACGGCGGGCTGTGTGTGTGGTGGTGGTGGTGATTACTGGTGCATCACCACTCGCTTATAAATCGCCGTCTGTTCCCAATGAATCTGCTTGTATCCGCTCTTCGTTTCCTGAAACATTTTGTAGGCCAGGAAATTATCGAAGTCGCCATCTCGATTTGTGACGGTGACGGTTTCGGCGCTTCCGTCTGCCATCTCAATATCAATCGACCACACCGGCTCATCATTGCCCATGTCTAGCTGCGTGTACGGATCGTATTGCATCCAGTAGAGTTTCATCGCTAGTTTCAGTGTTTCGGTGTTTGTCGTTTCGGCGTTCATCGTTTCGTCTCCTGTGTCTGTATTTCAATTCCTACACATATATTACCACACGTTATCTAACGTGTCAACCCCCTATTTTCATGGCGTAGGGGAATCGTCGGTTTCGTCAATGAATGATTGACGTTTGGCGCAGTCGTCAACAACCTATTGACATAACCCCGCCAACGTGCCATAATCAGCGCAGTGGACATAACAACGCACCCAGGAGGCGCAAACATGGAAGATGAGGCAACGGTCACGCAGGACGCGACCGCAGAGGCAGCGCAGGACGCTGGCCGGGCGTTTGATGAAACTTACGTCAAGTCGTTGCGCAAAGAGGCGGCACAGCATCGCACAGAGGCGCAAGCGCTGAAGGCGAAGCTGGCCGAGTACGAGCAGGCGCAAATGACGGAAACGGAGCGGCTGCGCAGCCAGGCAGAGCAAGCCAAAGCGGAGGCACAGGCGGCCACCGAGCGGGCGCGCAAGGCACTGGCAGACGCGGCCATTAGCAGGGCAGCGGCGCAACAGGGGATTGACCCCACTCTGTTGGCGCGGTTGGTTGACGTGGAATTCGACGGGGACGGGATGCCCGCCAACGTGGAGGCCAGCGTCAACGCAGTTCTGAAACAGTATCCTCAGTTGCGGCCAGCGACAGCCACCGGGGTGGCAGCGACCAACCCGGCGCGGGTGCAAAAACTGACGATGGACGACATTAGACGGATGACGCCCGACCAAATCAATTCACGCTGGGACGAGGTGCAATTGGTGATGGCGGGCGGCTGATAGAGGAGGCCATCAATGGCGCTGAATAACTTCATCCCGGAAATTTGGAGCGCGCGATTGCTCCAGAACCTGCACAAGAGCCTTGTGTATGGTCAGCCGGGAATTGTCAATCGCGATTATGAGGGCGAGATCCGCGAGGCCGGAGACACGGTGCGCATCAACGCGATCGGGCCGGTCACGGTGGGCAACTACACGCGCAACAGTGACTTGGGCACGCCGGAAGTGCTGACCGATGCGCAGGCCGTGCTGACCATCACGCAGGCGAAGACCTTCCACTTTCAGGTCGATGACCTGGACAAGGTGCAAATGAAGCCGCAGGTGATGGACGAGGCAATGCGCGAAGCCGCCTATGCGCTGGCTGACACGTTGGATCAGTACATCGCGGCGATGTACACCGAGGCCAGCACGAGCAATCTCATCGGCACCACTGCCAGCCCGAAGACCGACATTCTGAGCGGCGGCACTAACAAGAGCTATGACTACCTGGTCGACTTGTCGGTGCTGCTCGATGAAGCCAACATCCCCAGCGCGGGGCGTTGGGTCGTGGTTCCGCCCTGGTACCACGGCGTCCTGCTCAAGGACAGCCGCTTCGTCAACACCGGCAGCGCGCAGGCGGAAAGCCGGCTGGCCAATGCGGTCATCGGCCAGGCGGCGGGCTTCACCGTCGTCAAGTCCAACAACGTGCCCAACACCACGGCGACCAAGTACCGCATTGTGGCCGGGCATAACATGGCCTGGACGATGGCGATGCAGTTGGCGAAGATCGAAGCCTACCGGCCGGAAAAGCGTTTTGCCGACGCGGTCAAGGGCTTGCAGCTCTACGGCGCGAAGGTCATTCGCCCGCAGGCGCTGGCCGTGCTCACCTGCAACAAGCCGAGCTAAGGAGGAATGAGCAATGGCTAACGTAGGCACTATCACTGTTACCGATTTGACGGCGAACGCATGGGCATCCATGCCGACGCCGGGGACGTTTGACACCGGCACCGTCCCTGTGACGGGCGTCGTGCTCGATTTCAAGGGCGAGACTGACCGCGGGCTGGTCTTCGTGACTAACACTGCCGCCGATGACCTGGTGGTAGAGATTCAGGCCGGTGACTACCCGCCTGCATTCCGCAGTCACCTCGGCGCGAGTACGGCGGGCACCATCGCGCAGAACGCCACGAAGGTTTTCGGGCCGTTCGAGTCGGCGCGGCACAACCAGAGTGATCAGACTGTGCTGATGACGCTGACGCCGGGCGGCACCATCGCCGCGACCGCGTACGCGCTGAAGCTGCCGAAGGCATAGGCGAACAATGGCACGCACCGGCATGGCCGATCTCATAACGCGTCTGCGCGGGATGATCTACGATCCTGCCGGTGCGTCGCAATTGTTATCCGACGATGAAATCCAGGCGCACCTGGACGCGCATCGCTTCGACTACTATCAATCCTCGCTCTACGCCCAGCCCACGACGGTGAGCGGCGGCAGTGTGGCGTACTACTACTACTATGGCGAGGTGGGCAACTGGGAAGCGTCGCCTACGCTGCAAAACAGCAACTGGGCCACGCTGACAGCATCGGGCACGGCGCTGGATCGTGGCATGTGGACGTTTGGCACCAGCCAGCAGCCGCCGGTCTACATCACCGGCGCCGCCTATGACATCTACGGCGCGGCGGTGGATGCGCTGTGCATTCTGCTGGCGAAGGAGCGCACTACCATCGATTTTGACGCCGACGGCGCATCGTTCAAACGTTCGCAGCGCGTCAAGCACATTGAGGGTCTCATTGCAACCTACAGCGCCCGCGCGCAGGTAAGCAGCGTCACCATGACGCGCAGCGACGTGAACACGGCGGCCAGCTATGTTGACCGCCGCTGAACTCGCCGACTTTCGGGCACAGCAGGAACTGGCCATGCCGGGTAGCGCCATCGTGCATCGCGCAACGCTGACCGCCGACGGCATGGGCGGCCAAACCGAGGCATGGCCGGCAGTGGGCACTGTGGCGGCGCGGCTCTACCCGACGCAGGGCTACAGCAGCAACGAGCGCATGGCGGGCAATCAGGATGTGTCGTTTACGCAGTGGTGGCTGTCTGCGCCGTGGAACGCCGACATTACCGCCGCGGATGTGGTGAAAATCGACGGGCGCGTGTTCCGCGTCCAGGAAGTCAACAATGACGAAATGTGGCGCACGGCGTTGCGGTGCAAGGTCGAGGCGCACAATGAAGGGACAACCATTTAGATGATTCGCATCCTCTATTCCTCCAATGCTTTTTGGGCGCCATCGGGTTACGGTGTCCAGGGCAAATCATTGTTGCCGCGCCTGGCTGCGCTGCCAGAAATTGACGGGCGCGAGGCAGTTGCACAGTTCGCATGGTACGGGCTGCAAGGCGGGCTGCATTACGTCGATGGCATCAAGATTTACCCGGCGGGCAATGACCCGTATGGCAATGACATCATCGGCGCGCACGCCAAGAACCACCGCGCCAACGTCGTCATCAGCCTGATCGACGTGTGGGTGATGAAGGACACGGCGCGCAACGTCGCGCCCGCCGTGTGGCTGCCCTGGCTGCCCATCGACCACGACCCGACGCCCCAAAAGGTACTCGACGCGTTGGAGGGCGCGTATATTCCGCTGACCTATGCGAAATGGGGCTATCATCAACTCAAGATCGCCGGCGTTGACAATGTGTACATCCCGCATGGCATCGAGCCGGACGTGTATCGCATCCTGAACGCCGACACGGTGGCGCGGTTCCGGCGCGATGTGCTGATGAACCCGGAGCACCTGACGATGATGGTGGCGGCGAACAAAGGCTATCCCGACCGCAAAGCATTTCAGTTCCAGTTGCGCGGTTGGGCAAAGTTCGCCAAAGACAAGCCCGGCGCACGGCTCTACATCCACACCGAGCCAACGACGATGTACGGCGGCATCGACTTCGCTGCCTTGCTCGACAACCTGGGCATCAAAGACAAGGTCATTTTCCCCGACCGCTACAACTATTTCTTGGGCTATCCCGCCGAGTACATGGCGCTGCTCTACAACGCCGCCGATGTGTTCCTGGGCGCATCCATGTCGGAGGGCTTCGGCATTCCGCTGATTGAGGCGCAGGCGTGTGGGACGCCCGTTGTGACCACCAACGCCACCTCCATGCCCGAACTGGTGCGCTGGGGGCAGATTGTTGACCCGGTGGATCGTTGGTGGACGCCGCTGAACGCCTGGCAATACTTGCCCAGCGTGGCGGGCATTGCTGAGGCGCTGAGCCAACTGCACGCCCAGTGGCTGGACAACGGCGGGCGCAAAGACGCGACCGCGCAGGAAATCGCACAGGACGCCATTCACAGCGAGTACGGATGGAGCAACATCGTGCGCGACTACTGGGCGCCGCTCATGCGCCGGTTGGCGGGCGAATTGGAGGCGGCGCCATGATTGAGCCATCGTGTCACATTGCGCCGACGACGCGGATTCAGTTCCCCGACCTGGTGAACCTCTACGGCTGCACCATCGAGGACAACTGCATGGTGGGGCCGTTCGTGGAGATTCAGGCGGGCTGCGTCATCGGCGCACGCAGCAAGATCGAATCGCACACGTTCATCTGCACCGGCGTCACCATCGGGGATGACGTGTTCATCGGACACGGGGTGACGTTCACGAATGACCTTTATCCCGTGATCGACAGTACATTCGTCATGCGGCGCTGCCTCGTCGGGCGCGGCGTGTCCATCGGCAGCGGGTCAACGATTCTGCCGGTGCGCATCGGCGCCCATGCCATCATCGGCGCGGGTGCGGTGGTCTGCGACGACGTGCCCGCGCTGTGCATCGCCGTGGGCAACCCGGCGCGCATCGTCCACCAATTCAGCAGTCTAGGAGAGCGCGATGCATACATCGCCTATCGCCAGAGTCGCCATCTGCACACCGATGCGCGACTCGGTGAACAAGCTGGCTGATTACATCGCACGCGTCGCCCGGCTCACCGTGCAGCCGGTGTCGATCATCGTGGCCGAAGGCGACAGCGTGGATGGCACGCCAACCAAGCTGTATGAGTGGCGCGCCGCCGATGAGCGGGTAACGGTGACGCACTGCAACACCGGCGCACAACGCTATGGCAGCGTCGTCAACGAGGAGCGTTTCCAGGTGCTGGCGCAGGTGTTCAATGCGGCGCTGGCAAAGGTGGACGTGAAGGACTGCACGCATGTGCTGTTCCTGCCCGATGACATCGACTATGACGCCGATTTGCTGGAACGGCTATTGGCGCACAATGTCGATCTCGTCGCCCCGTTGGTGTGGGGCGATTGGTTCGGGACGCCTTATTTCTATGACACGTGGGCATTCCGCAGGCAGGGCGGCAACTTCTACAATTTCTCGCAGGCGTGGGCGCGGCAGAACCTGGGCGATGCGCTGATTGACATGGAGAGCGTCGGCGGTACGGTGCTCATGCGCTCTACGCTCATCGCCGCGGGCTGCCGCTACCGCGCGCACGACGTGGATCGGGGCCTGTGCGCAATGGCGCATGACTTCGGCTTTGGCGTGTGGTGCGATGCATCGACGCACGTGAGACATGTGCATTATGCCCAGTAGTATCACCGTGCGCACGAAGGTGGACACCGACCGTCTGAATAGCATTCTGCGCCGCGTCGGAGCCAACACCGAACAGGCATTACGTCAAGTTGCTTTTAAGGTGGCGCAAGAGGCGGTGCTGTCCATGTCGGAGCCGAAGACCGGGCGGCTGTACGGCGAACACCGCGCGTCAGCGCCAGGGCAGGCGCCCGCCATTGACACCGGCGCGTTGGCGAACAGCATCTACGTCGCCACGGTGAGCGGCAACAATCCGCCTGCGGGCGCCGATGTGACATTGCCCGACCCAAAGCGCAGCACCGTCAACGTTGGTCCGTCGGTGTGGTACGGCGCTGTACTGGAGTTTGGCATCGGCATGGCGCCGCGCCCCTTCATGCGCCCAGCCGTCAACCGTGTGGCGTCCTACGTGGACAGCCACCCGGAAATGTTCGATGAGGTGGTGACAGGATGAGCGCAGTAACAGGCACAATGGACAACAAAGATTTCGTCAGCGTGAAGCCCAACAATGGCCAGTACAACACGGTGCAAGTCGACTTGAAGGCGCTGCCGTTCAAGAACAACGGTGAATTCTCGCGCGTTTGGTTGGATGGCAACGAAATCAAAAACGTGACAGCGCTCACAATCAATGCGTCAACAGGTGCTGTCACCGAAGTGACAATTTCGTTCTACACCAACGTTTGCGCCGTGCCAACGCCGGAGGAGGCAGAAAAGTGAAAATCACTATTGACAATGCAGAAATCGAATGCACGCCGGTCGAGGCGGTGGAATTGTTGCAACGGCTCAAGGCGCGCCAGTATTCCGTCCGCCTCCCCGTGCCGTGGCAGGGGCAACCAGAACGATGTTTACCATCGGATACTAAGTATCGAATGGTAATCGCCAGTACATACGATTACAACCCTAACGTCACTGGCGATTCAGTGCATAACTACGGGATTCCCAAGTCATGAGGTGGTGACAGGATGAGCAAGGAATACGTTCACTTGGCGGGCACGCCAAAAGAAGCGTGGTTTTTGGAGCAAACTGTTTGGATCGGCGCTGACGATTGCCGATACGAAACCGAGGCGGAGGCATTGGCCACGTTTCAGGCGCAGGGCGTCGATTTGCGTTACGCTTCGCCTGATTGGATTTGCGTTTCGACGCTGGGCGATGCTGAAACGATTTATCAGTGCATTGGTTTCAACATTCGCCCAGAATCCTACGGAATTCCAAAATGAGTACTGATCTCGCCGTCCTGGGCAGCGCCATTTATAGCACGCTCGACGCCGCAACGACGCTGAATGTCTATCAGGCCATCGCGCCGCAGGGCACGCCGCCGCCCTACGTCATCTTCAACCGGCAGGACGCCCGCGACGAATACACCTTCACGAGCCACGGCATTGCCGCCGATTACCTGGTGAAGGTGGTTGACGATGCAACCTGGTCGACGCCGGCGCAGCGGGCTTACGACGTGGTGCACGATGCAATCCAGGATGCAGCGCCATCGTACAGCGGCAAGACGGCGCTGCGGTTCCGGCGCGATACGGTGATCGAGTTCCGCGACAGCGCCGGCTACTGGCACGTTGGCGGGGTATATCGGGTGGAGGTGCACGACAATGCCTGAACTTTTCAGCGGCACGGCGGGCAGCGTGTCAATCAGCGGTACCATCGTTGGCGAGGTGGCGGAATGGGCGCTGGACATCGAACAAACGCCGGTGACAACGACGGCGTTTGGCGTCGAGTGGGAATCGGTCATCGATTCGATCCGCGGCGCGTCGGGCACGTTCAGCGCCAACACCGACCCGGCGGACGCGGGACAGACAGCGCTCACCACGGCGCTGCACAATGGTCAATCCGTGAGTTTGCGTCTGTGGCTGGACGCGACATCACGCTTTGAATTGTCGGGGTATCTGACCGACGAAAGCGACGGGGTCACTGTGGATGGTGCTGATACCACTGTCTATGATTATGTCATGTCGGGCAATCTCACCTACGCCACACTGCGGTATGCGTTGCTGGAAGACGGCGACCGGCTGCTGTGTGAGGACGGTGATGCTTTGCTATGGGAAGGAGCATAGAACATGGCCGCACTGAGCGGAACCGCGGGAAGTGTGTCACTGGGCACCACCGCCGTGATTGGGGAAATGTCGGAGTGGTCGTTGGATGTGGGGCACGCGCCCGTCCAGGTGACGGCTTTTGGCGACAGTTGGGAGGAGTACATCCCCTCGCTGCGCAATGCCACCGGCACATTCAGCGGCAACTTTGACAACAGCGACAGCGGACAGACGACGCTGATCAGTTCGATGCTCGGCGGCAGCGCCGTGGCGTTGCGCTGCTATGTGTCGCCGAGCAAGTACTTCAACGTTGGCACCGCCTACTTGACCGCCATGAATCCGGCGATCAACGTGGCGGGCAAGGCCGACGTTGCATTCTCGTTTCAGGTCTCCGGGCCTGTGACGTTCGTCTAAAGGGGGCGCAATGTATCTCACTGCCGACAGTTTTTTCACCGCCATCATGGGCAGCACCGTAGATTTCGACACCGGGCAGGGCCTGGTCAAGCTGCGCGGGCTGACCGTGGCGGAGGTGAAGGCGATGCAGGCCAAGACGGAGCAGGCGAAGCGCAACAACGACGAAGGCAGCGGTATCGACACGTTGCCGTTGCTGGTGGCGCATGGCCTGGTGGAGCCGGAACTGAGCGAAAGCGACGTGCAACGCATCGTGGACAACGGCGCCTTCGCCGTCGTCTCGGCGATGGCGCAGCAGGTTATGGCGCTGTCGGGCATCACCGACGACGCCAAGAAGCGCGAGGCGCTGGACTCTTAGTTGGCAGTGGTTCTTGACGCGCCCAAACGTTGGTAGCGCACAACTCGCGCCAACGGAGCAATACGCCCTGTTCGCACTTGCCGAACAATGCCATAGCACGGTTCGGGAAGTGCTGACAGGGCGGGCGGGGCCACTGTCGCAAATGGAGTTCTACTTATGGCAGCGCTGGCAGGTGGCGCGGGCGCGCTTGACACAGCAAAGCCGCAAAGCCGCAACACAGCGGCCAATGGCACGGTGACACAATGACAGAGATCGCCAGCCTCTATGCTGAAATAGGCGCACGGACGGACGGCTTTACTCGCGCCATGAATGGCGTCGATGACCGGCTGCATGGTATCAACCGGCAGTTCGGCGCGCTGGGCGCTGTCGGCAATGCGGTGATGGTTGGCATCGGCGCGGCCATTGCGGGCACGACGGTTGCCGTTGCCGGGTTCGGTGCAGCTATTGTTTCCTCCACGATGGCGGCGGCGGACATGGAGCAGCAGATCGCCAACATCAGCGCCGTCATGGGCTTGACCGCCGACGAAGCGGCGACGGTTGGCGACCTGATCAACGATCTCGGCATCGATCCAAACCTGAAAGTCTCTGCGACCGAGGCGGGGCAGGCCATCGAAATGCTGGCGCGCAACGGACTGGAATTGCAGGACATGCTCGACGGCGCGGCGCATAGCACTGTCCTGCTGGCCAACGCAACGGGCGGCAATTTCAGCATGGCCGCCGACGTTGCCACCGATGCGATGGCGCAGTTTGGTATCAAAGCCGCCGACATGATGAGCGCCGTTAATGGCATCGTCGGTGTGACCGTGTCGTCAAAGTTCACCATCGATGATTATCGCCTCGCGCTGGCGCAAGCGGGCGGCGTGGCGTCGGCTGTCGGCGTCTCGTTCAAAGACTTTAACACTGCCATCGCAGCGACCGCGCCCTCGTTCGCCAGCGGCAGTGATGCAGGCACAGCGTTCAAAACGTTCTTGCAACGCATGATTCCGCAGAGCAAGCAGGCGGAGGAGGCGATGCGCGCCCTGGGCATCATCACCGCCGATGGCAGCAATCGGTTCTTTGACGCGTCGGGCAATATGCGCGACATGTCGGAGATCGTCGGCGTGCTCAATGAGGCATTCAGCGGTCTGACCGAGGAGCAGCGCAACGCGACGGCTGCCACCATCTTTGGCACCGACGCCATGCGCACCGCCTTCGGGCTGGCAGGCATGACCGCGGCAGAGTTCGAGGCGCTGCAGACGACGCTCGGCGAAACGGACGCCGCCGCCGCCGCCGCCACGCGCATGGACACACTGAGCGGGTCAATGGAGATTCTGCGCGGCGTTTTCGAGTCAGTGCAGATTCAGATCGGGCAAAAGTTCTTGCCGCTGGCGACGCGGCTCACGCGCTGGGCGACCGACATCGCCACGCGGTTCGCGCGCCCGCTCCTCGACTGGTTTGGCCGCGTCGCAGAGTCCATCGACGGCATGACGGCGCGGCTGTCCAGTGCCTGGAACGTCAACGGCATGGCGGGCATGGTGCGCGAAGTGCAGGCGATGGCGGGCGAGTTAGCCGCGGCGTTCGGCGGCTGGGCGGCCAATGCCTGGACGCAGACGCAGCGCAATCTGAATCAATGGTTCGCCAACCTTGTCACCTGGGTAACAGACCCCGCCAAACGCAGCCAGGTATTGGCGGCGCTCACCAGTGGGTGGACGATGTTCGCAGACTGGGCGGGCAATTTGTACGGCGGTGTGCTGGCCGGTGTGCGCGCCATGTTCAGCAATCTGTACGCCTGGATCGCCGACCCCGCCAACCGGCAGCGCGCATTGTCGGCGCTCACCGACACCTGGACAATGTTCGCAGACTGGGCGGGCGCGCTGTGGGATTCGATGACCCCGCCGCTGGCGCAGACCATTGCGGCGCTCTACGCCTGGGCAACCGACCCGGCGACGTGGCGCACCATTGGCGACGCCATCGCCGATACCTGGACATTCTTCACCGATTGGGCGGGCGCTGTGTGGGGCGATGTCGCACCGGGCCTGCAACAGTTCGCCGCCGACGTGTGGGCATGGGCAACCGATGGCAGCATGTGGCAAGGCATCGTTGACGGGTGGACATTCCTTGTCGATTGGCTCACCAACGTGTGGGGCAACGCTGCACCGCGGTTGCAGCAGTTCGCCGCCGACCTGTGGCAATGGGCGACCGATGGCAGCATGTGGCAGGGCGTCACCGATGGCTGGACATTCCTTGTCGATTGGCTCGCCGACGTGTGGAGCAGCGCCGCGCCGAAGCTGGCGGAGTTCGTCGGCGACGTGTGGGCATGGGCGACCGATGGCAGCATGTGGCAGGGCATCACCGACACCTGGACAATGTTCGCTGACTGGGCGGGCGATGTGTGGGGCGATGTCGGGCCAAAGCTGGCGCAGTTCGCCGCCGACGTGTGGAAATGGATCTCTGACCCGGCAACGTGGCAGCGCTTCCACCAAGCCATCGCCGACCGCTGGAACGCATTCAGTGCGTGGGCGGGCGGCGCCTGGGCAACGGTGCAGCCAAAGCTGATTCAGTTCGGCGCCGATGTGCAGAAATGGATCGACGGCAATGCGCCCGATTTGGCCAAATGGATCGCCGCCTTTGGAGATTTCGGTGAAGGTGTTTTGCGCGGCTGGAATGCAAAGTTGCCGCAGCTTGAGCAACGCCTTAGCGATTTCTCCGTCAGTGTGGAAGCATCGCTGAATCGCATTGCCGATGCATTCCGCCGCGTCTTTGGCGGTGATGGGACAGACGGCGTCACGGGCAACGCGTTGGGCAACTTCGTCGGCGCTATGATGAGCGATATGTTACAGGGCGCGCTCGATTATTTCGAGAACAAACTGGAAGCGCTCAGTTACCGCTTGCAACAAATGGCCTACACCTGGGAGGCATTACAGGCGGCCATTGCTGGCGACTGGGCGGCGGCGCTAGAGTTGCTCAAACAGGCGTCAACGTCGGGGCTGCTGGCCAATGATGCTGATTTGGCAGGCGGCGCCATTCAGGACGCCATCGACGAGGCGATTGACAATGCGGGCGGCGGCGGGCGACAAGGCGGGCGCGGCGGCTTTGCCGATGTCTTCAGCGCCGTTGATCTGGCGGCGCCGGAAATGCCTGACATTGTCGTGCCAGAGGTGGCGGCGCCGGAAATGCCGGACATTGTTGTGCCAGAGGTGGCAGCGCCAAACGTCGATGTCAATGTCACCGTGCCCAAGCCGCCCCCACCGGCGCCGATTGTCGTCCCCGACTGGCCGAAGCAACGCGCCGACATCGCACCGCCAACGGTGAAGATTCCGCCCATCAAGGCGCCCGATGTGGCGATGGCGCTGCCCGAACTGGCGACGCCTGACATGCCGGACATCACCATGCCGGAACTGCCAACGCCGGAAACGCCGGACATTGTGCTGCCGGAATTGGCAACGCCGGACATGCCAGACATTGCGCTGCCGGAAATGGCGACGCCGGACATGCCGACCGTCAACATGCCAGAACTGGCGACGCCGGACATGCCGACTGTCGACGCCAACATCACGATACCCAAGCTGCCCGCACCCGCGCCGGTGGTCGTCCCTGACTGGCCAAAGCAGCGCGCTGAAATTCAGCCGCCAACGGTCAAGATTCCGACCATCAAAGCGCCCGATGTGTCGGTGACGTTGCCCGAACAGGAACCGGCGCAGGTGGTCGTCGATTGGCCGGTGTCTGAGCGCAGTATGGGCGGCAGCACCTACCATTACGAGGGCGACACTATCAACGTGTACATCAACGGGCAGCCGGCGGCGGGCGACGTGCGCACGCAGGCGCGGCTGGGCGTGGCTGAGGCGCTGCGCGCGAGGGGTGCGCAATGAGTTACAAACTGACGACCTTCGACGGCGCAACGCTGCCCACGCGCAACGCATCGCAGCCGCTCGACACCGGCGAAACGACGCCGGGCATTGTGGCCGCGTCGGGCGGCGCATTCGACCGCTACGGTACACGCCAGGTGTTACCGCAGTTACGGCGCATTGTGCTGGTTGCCGGGTACACCGCCTCCAGCGCATCGGCATTGCGCACGCTGTTGGACGCACTGCGCGCCAAAGAGGGCGTACGCGGGCAACTCATCCGTGAGCGCGACGACGGCGCAACGCAATGGCTCTACGCCCGCTTGCTGTCGGTGTCGGGCGAGTGGCGCAACGAGGACGGGCGCTATTACGAATTGACCTGTACGTGGGAAACCGCCGAGCCGACATGGAGGAGCACATCGGCTACGGTGTCGTCGCGCTCACTGGCGAGCGGATCGCAAAACCTGTCCATCGTCGTGGCAGGATCTGCGCCGGTGCTTGACGCCGTCGTGCAGATCGGCGCATCGTCGGGCACCATCACCGTTGGCACTGTCACTGTTTCATCCATCGGCGCACGCTGGACGTACAGCGGCACCATCACCGCGGGGACGGTGAATTTCGACGCCGGGGCAAAGACCGTTAAGCAGGGCACGGTGAACAAATACAGCGGCTTTGCATTGGCGGGCACGCACAGCGCCTATGGGTGGCTGCCCATGACGCCGGGCACGATGACAATGGCCATTGGCGTCAACGGCAACGGCACCGCCATTGTCACCCACTATAACAGGTGGTATTGATGCAGTACTACGTTGACATCCTCGCCAGCGGCGCCGTTGTCGGGCCTGGGCCGCTAACCGAAATCATCGAATGGACGGTGACGAAGCGCATCGACCGCGCGGGCGCATTCTCGTTCACCCTGCCCGCCTCGGCGGACGCGGCGGAACTGGTGCAAATCAAACGCTCGTGCAACATCTACGCGCACATGGGCAGCGGCTACACCTATGTGGGCGGCGGCATCATCGACAGTGTGGAGCACACCATCGCCGCCGATGGTACGGTGTTGCTCAAGGTGGCGGGCGATGACAACCTGCGGGAGTTGACGTACAGGACGGTGAAAGATTTATTGCTGTCCGCTGACAACACTTCGTATGAGTGGAGTGAGCGCAGTACAATCGCCGGGCCGACAGCATTGCGCGGGCTTACTCAATACGGAACAACCCTCGCCGCCGCTGGCAACAATGGACATGTTTACGAATCGACGGATAACGGGCTTACATGGTCAGACATGGGGCAATTGGGGAGCGAAACGGATATCTCCTTCATCTACCATGCCTATTCAGGCATTTTCCATGCCGTTGGCACTTCTGGAAAATGGTACGACAGTTTTGGCGGATGGGCGCAACTTGCGGCATGGGCGCCCGATTCGGTGTATCGCACTGCCACCGATGGCTATGTGATAGCCATCGACGCCAACGTCTACAAACGAAGTTACCTCGATTCAGACCTTGCCAACTGGACAGATTACGGCGCGCTAGGCGCTGAAACGTCCGCGCCGTCCAGTGCGAAAAGCGACGGCAACATCATATTTGGCACCACCCCCAACGCCAAGATTTTTCGCAGCACTGACGGCGGCGCAACCTGGTCAGACATCGGGCAACTTGGATCCGAAACCACCGTTTCAGCACTGGCCACCAATGACACAACGGTTATTGCCGGTACATCGCCCAACGCCAAGATCTACCGCAGCACCGACAGCGGCGCATCGTGGAGCCTGGTCACAACGCTGGCATCGGCTACCATCGTTAGCCGTTTGTCCTACATCGACAACGATACATTTGTGGCAGGGACGGGCAACAACGGCAAAATTTACCGCAGCACCGACGACGGTCTAACCTGGGCGGAAATCGGCGACCTGACAGAAAGCGTCATTGCAAGCATCGTGAGCCTCGACAAATTGGCCGCTGTTGGCAGTTCGTCAAACAACGTTTGGCACCGTGACACCATTTCATCAATCAAGGCCACCCATGCGCAAGCCGTCGATTTGCTTGAGGCGCTCGCCCCAGCCGGGTGGACGTTCACGCCGGACGCCACGCCGGGCAACGATGAGATTTTGGTGCAACTTGCCGGGGAGTCGCTGCTGAATGCGGCGTTGTTGCTGGCGCAGCGCAGCGCGACGCATTGCTATCTGTCTGCATCCAAAACGCTGACCTACACCGACACGTGGACGAGCAGCGGCGTGCACCTGGTGGCGTTGGACAATGGCGCTATCCCCGATGCAACCGTGGGCGTCATCGTTGGGCTGACGAAGTCTGAGCAGTCCTATGATGTCGTGACACGCATCTACCCCTACGGGCGGCAAGGAAATTCCTTGCTGGGCATTGCGGAATACACGGTGAGCGACCCAACCGGTACGACAGTATCAACGGCAAACAACTATGTGCAGCACACGGCAGGGTATGCGTCCTACGGGCTGATTGAGCGATGGGTGATCTATGACGATGTGAACATAGCCGAAGGTGCAAGCACTTTCACGGTCATTGACGCCGCCAATGCCCTGGTGCTGGCTGCCGCCAACGACCTGACCCGACTCGCCGCGGTGCGCACCAACTACAATATCACGCTCGGCGGCCTGTCGGTGCTGCTATCGCCGATGACCACCGTCCCTGTCTGGTGGCAAGGCGATGGATTGAGCATCGATGAAACGCTCGACATTCTGGAAGCAACGTGGCGCGGCGACGCCAACGGCATGACGACCGTTGGCATCGTGGCATCACCCTCCCCTTACTGGATCGAAGACGATGCAGAGATTGTCTCTGCATCGATGGCACGTGTAGCGCGTCTCGCGGCGCGATAGGAGATTGAAACAATGTCAGACCTGAAAATCACGCAACTCACCACCCTGGCCGCCGTGCCCGACAATGCCGATTGGCTGCCCATCGTGGATGTGTCCGACACGACGATGAGCGCCAGCGGCACGACGAAGAAGATCGCCGCGTCGCGCTTTGTGAACACCAACGCCGACAAAACATTCGTCACCGGCGACGGCACAACGGGCGTGCTGCCCGTGGCCGGGACGGTGGCGGTGGTAAGCCGCGCCAACACGTTCACACAGGCGCAGGCCATCACGCCGGCAACGGTGACGACGGCGCTGGACATCACGCTGCCCACCGGTGCAAGCAGTGTCAATGGCATTGTATTTAACAATCACGACAACGGCGCAAGCACCGGGCCGCGTATCCTCATTGGCTACAACAACAACGGCAGTACACCGGCGGCGGGCGCGCTGGCGATTCGCACGTTGGGCGGCGCGGCGCGCCTGATTTGGCCGGACGCCACGGGGCTGCTGCGTATCGGCACTTCGGCGCCAACCAATGCCACCGACACCTCGGCAGGCAGCGTGGTGGGCGACCAGACATCGAACATCGCCATGAAGGACATTGCAGGCACGGCGATTCCCGACGCCGATGCGCTGGCGGCCATCGTGGAGGCGGCGGATACGGTGCAACGCTTCACCTACAAAAGCGGCGCATACAGCGGGCAGGAATTTAGCGGCATTGTGCTGGAGGGCGAAACGTTGGGGCGCTATGGCAAGGACGCCAGCACGGACTATCCCGCGGGAAGGTCGCTGAACGATGTTAACCTGTTCGGCGATTTAGTCAAGGCCGTGCGCTACCTGGCAGCGCGGGTGACGGAGTTGGAAGCGATTCACGCCTGATTACAGTTCATCGAGCAACGTATAGCGGCGGTGCGCCTCGGCTGCGTCGGTGTCGGCGAGGTCGAGGTACACTTTGAGCGTGGCAATGTCTTCGTGACCCATCAACCGCGCCAACGAGTAAAGGTCGACGCCGTTGCGCAGGTGGAACACGGCGAATGTTCGGCGCAAGGCATGGGGTGACACGCCCTCCACCCTGGTGCGTTCGCCCATGCGCTGCAGAGTGCGGAACAGGCCATAACGGGTCATGCGCCGCTCGTTGCGCTCGTTGCGAATCGCTGCGCCTTGCTCGATACCGTTGGCCGCCCAGTAACGCAACAGCGCCTTGACGGTGCGGGCGCCGATGTACACCCAGCGCGCTGACGCTGTTCCTTCAATCTGTCCCCGATTGTACGCATCGCATCACCTCCCAAAACCATCATACAACAACTATCCCGTCTTGAGTCAACCAAAAAAGGCGAAATAGTTACGAATTTTTTCTAAATTGTTGACAACTGTGACTAAGTGTGTTACCATGTATGCATAAGTCAACAAGTTGGTAACAACCCAAAAGCGAGGTGCATATGGAAGAACCGCGCAAGTGGCTGAAGATTACAGCGTCAGCCACCGAAGAAGATTTGTCGCTGTTGCAAGCCATCGCCGCCGATGTAGGGCGCAATGAGGGCGCTACGTCGATCTCGGCGGTGATTCGTCGCCTTGTGCGTCAGGAAGCACAGCGCCGGGGTTTGGTGCTGTCCAATGGGGCGGCCTTCGCCCTGGCCGACGCCGAAACGGAGTCTTGGCTTACCAGCCAGGGGAAGGCGGCGGCATGAACAAACACACTGCATTCCAAATTGCCATGTCGCTGCTCATCGCCGCATTCCTCATTCTTTGGCCGTTGGTCGCCGGGGCGCAGACGTGGGATCGATGTTATCGCATCCCACACGGGCAGGTGTGCATTGCCCGTGCGCAGCGCATCACCCGGATCACCTGCGATTGGGGATGGCAGCCGCAGTTCACCCCCGTCCCGCGCTGCGTGGTGCTGCCGTGATCGCCGCCTTCCTCACCGGCGTCATTGCCGGGGCGGTGGTGGGCACGGTGGCGGGCGCTGTCATCATGGCGATCATGGCGGCGGCGGGCAACGATGGCGGCTACGTCCACATCACGCCCGACGACGACGCCGACGAAGACCCGGAACTGACGGTGCTGCGCCAGCGGTTGGCGGTGGCGCAGCAGGCGGCGCAAAGTCAGCGCCAGCGCGCTGATTTCTATCAATCTCTCTACTGCGAGGGCGCACGCGCCAACGCACAACTACGAAAGGACAATGCACATGCAACAGCAACAACTCATTGACACCTACGCCGACATCATGGTGAGCCTCGCCACGTTGCCCGACGAGATCACCGGGTATCAATCGGACTTGACCGAGGCGAAGCTGCGCAAGGCGGAGGCGGACAAGGAATTGTCCCGGCTGGATGGAACCATCATCAATGCAGCAGGCGGCTATAAAGGCTTGGGCAGCAACGAGAAGGAACGGGAGTTGGCGCTCGACAATCTGCGTCGCACCTATCCGGCCTGGAAGCAACTGGACGCCGAACTCTCCACGCTCACCCGCACCGTTGCAGAGATGGCCGACGAATTGAGCGCCGCCGAGCGGCAGTACGGCGCTGTGTGCTACATGGCCAGGATGCACGGCGCGCTGCTCACCTACCTGGGCAACGCAGGCGCACCGGCCGGCGATGTGGCGCTGCCCACCGCCGATTTCTTCACGATGACCAACGCGCGCACTGCGCGTAATGGCAACGGCGCCGCTACCGTGGCGGACGCCGCCGAACTGGGTTTGTAAAAGGAGAATGACAGATGAAATTGGTTGTGAAGTTTGGATTGGTATATGCGGACGTTTCAACGCCGTATGCACATCCCGACAAGGAACGGCAGATTGAAATCTCTGCGCCAGCAGAGGCGTTTTGGCCGATGGTCGACGCGTTCGCGGACAAACTGCCAGAAGTGGTCGAGGCGATGGTTTTGGAATTTGAAAAGGATGAGGAGGCAGTCAATGAGTAACTTCGATGCGATGGACGTTCTGGGCATTGACCCGAACAGTGTTGAGCAATCCGGCCCGCAGTATCCGTTTATTCAGTGGCATTACGGCGACCAGAAGATGAAAAAAGCCGGGGGCATGGACTACACCGGGGGCTTTTTCATCAAGGACGATGCGATTGACGAGGAAACGGCGCTGGCCGCGGGGTGGCAGAAAACTACCTGGACGCGGGAAAGCGGCAAGGAGGACAGCGGCTATTACCGCCGCGAGATCGCAGTCAGCGTCATCGCGCTGCGCAAGCGGTGGGAAGTAGTCAACGACTATCAGCGCAAGTATTTCAGTTGGGACAAGTACGACGACGCCAAAGCCGCTGGCAAGGCGGCGGGACGCACGCAGGCGCTGTGCATCGTCAAGGGATTGGAAAGCATCGGGCCGATGGTGCTGACGTTCAAGGGCATGTCTGGCGTCGCCTTCGAGGGCAACCGGCAGAGCCTGGGCGCGTTGGCAAAGTTCGCACAGACGGTCATCACCGCGGCGAACAAGGCCAGCGAATCGGCGGCGAAGGCGAAGGGCGTCCCGCCAGCCAAGTGGCCGTACCGCGCGTTCTGGCTGCCGGTGGGCGCTGACCGGGACGGCAAAGGCGAACCGGTGTTCACCGAGGTAGGCAAGGACAAGGCGACGAGTCGCGTCGTGCTGCCCGCCGCGTTGGGGCTGCCCGCCAAGTGGACAGACGTTGACCTGGGCGCGTTCTACGTCGGTAAAGAGTTGTTGGCCACGGTGAACGACCTGTGGGCGGAGGCGGAAACCAATTGGACGCACGCCTGGGATGTCATTGTCACCGAGGTGACAGCGGCGGAGGCGGAGGCGGCAGAGGTCGCCGCAGCGAATGGCGCCGCCGTGCTGAACGGTGAGATGCTGGCCGAGGTGGGGCTGTAATCATGGAACCGTTGACGATTCAGTGCATGGAGATTCCAGGGGATACTTTGGAAATCAGGGATTCCAGTTTTCCCCAACACAATGATTATGCGTGCGTCATCACTGTGCGGCGACAGGGCAGCCCAAACCACGACATCATTTTATCGCCGGCCACTGCCGACAAACTTGAGCAATGGCTGAATAAATGGCTGGTAACAGACGTGGGACTGTAAGCGCAACGGCGCCCGCCACTGCCTAGCAGTGGCGGGCGCCATCACAACCATTGCCGTCTGAGATTCGCAACCCACAACGGCAAGGACATTGTATCACGAGGGAACTACCATGACAACCCCATTACGAACAACGCTGATGCGGCTCACGGAATCGGCGTGCCAGGACAACGCCACGCGGCCATCGGTGACATGCATCGATGGTGAATTCCGGCTCACCATTAACGGCAACCGCAGCCAGTGGGCGGCGATGTGCGACGCGGCGGGCGTGCCACCGTACGCGACGCAGACCATCGACGGCGATGTGTTGCGCATTACATGGCCATCGTATGCCGATGAAATTTTCGGCGCTGACGGGCTGATCGCCGCCGAACTGGGCGAGGGGTACGAAGTGCGACAACCACAGTTGCACATGGCGCGGCTGATTCAGCGATCCATCGAAATGGACACCCCCGCCGTCATCGAGGCGGGCACCGGCGTGGGCAAGTCGTTTGCCTATGCTGCCCTGGCCATGCGTATGGGTAAGCGCATCGTCATCACGACGAGCAACAAAGCGCTGCAGATGCAACTGTACCGCAAGGACATCCCATTTTTGCAGCGCATTTTCCCCGGCAAAACGATGGCGCTGGCGGTGGGCAAAAGCAACTATGTTTGCAAGGCGAAGGCGGAGATTGACGGGGCGGTAAAGATCGCCGACCCCGCGCTGAGGCAGTGGTATTTTGCCACTGAGACCGGCAATGTCGAGGAACTAACGTTCGCCCCCGACTGGCAGACGCTGGCCGAAATCAACGTGGACGACGAATGCACCGGCAAGCATTGCCCGCGTTATGCCGAGTGCTTTTACTACGCAGCGAAGGCGGCGCGGCAGAACGTCGATGTGCTCATCACCAACCATGCGTTGACATGCCTGCACCTGCGTTTTCCCCATGCCAGCATTCTGCCGCCCTACGATCTGTTGGTGGTAGACGAGGCGCACAAGTTACCCGACTACGCACGTTCGGCGCTGGGCGTGGAATTGAGCGCCGAACGGCTGCGCAAGGTCATTGACCGCGCCATGCGATTCGAGGCATCGCCCGACACCATCGATGAAGCACACCGGCAAGTTGACGCGCTCATGCTGGAGGTCAACGCCATCGTGTCGGGCGTCGAGGAGCCGTTGGTGGCGGTGCGCGCCAATGCCGAACTGCCGGGCGCGGCGTCGCTGGCGTTGACGCTGGCTGATCTGGCCAATGAGGTGTGGCCGGAGGACGAACTGCCGAGCGAGCCAACCGATGTCAAGGCGGCGCGGACGGCGAATCGAATCCGCAACACTGCCGACAATGTGGCGACCTTTGCTGTGCCCGGCGAGTTGGTACGGTGGATCGACCAGAGCAAGCCGGGCACGCGTATGTTGTGCGCTGCCCCGTCCAACGTTGCCCCGTTCCTCTCACAGTTGGCGGGCGTCGTGCCCACCGAGGCGCCCGCCAACCACCACACGCGTTGTAACCGCTGTAACAGGGAATTGACGGCGGCGATTGTCCATGTCCTGGACGGGCACCCCTACGGCCCGGACTGCATTCGCAAAGTCGATCCGTTGGGCGATGCTGAGGTCGTTGACTTGGCGGCGTGGCTGGCAGGGGAGCGCGCTGTAACCCCAGTAACAGCCACGGCGACCAATGCCGTGATCTTCACGTCGGCAACGCTGGCAGCGCCCGACATGACGCATTATCTGCGGCAAATCGGCATTGACGACGCGCTGACCATGCAGGCGGGGTCGCCGTTCGACTACGAACGCAATGCGCTGCTCTACCTGCCCAACGGCACATCACCGACGCCCAACAGCGGCGAATGGCTGGATTGGATGGTTGACGAACTGCGCCGGTTGGTGCACGCGGCAAAAGGCGGCGCGTTCCTGCTGTTCACGTCGAATCGGGCGCTGAATCATGCGGCGCGCATCCTGCGCCCTGAATTCGAGCGGGCGCGGCTGGCGGTGTACGTGCAGGGCGAATTGCCCAAACTGGAGATCGCCGCCCGGTTCCGGGTGCAGACAAATGCAGTGCTCTTTGCCACCAAGTCATTCTTCGAGGGCGTGTCAATCGACGGCGACGCGTTACGTCTGGTGGTCGTTGACAAAATGCCATTCGAGGCGCCGACGCCGCTCGGCCAGGCGATGGAGGCCGACGCGCTGGCCTTCGCACGGGCGCAGGGGTACACCGGGCGCAAGCTGGAGATGTACCCGTTCGATGCGCTGCGCGTGCCCCGCATGGTCATCGAACTGAAGCAGGCGGCGGGGCGATTGATTCGAACGCAGACGGACAAGGGCGTGATCGCCGTCCTGGACAGCCGCGTGCGCTCATCCATCTACGGGCGCAACACCGTGATCCCGTCGTTGCCGCCCGGCGCGATGGCCAAGAACATGGCGGAGGTGTCGGGGTTCTTCCAGCGCCGATTTGCCGCCACGGTGGAGCCGCCGCTGACCCGCACCGGCGAGCCGAACATCAACGCGCCGTATGCCATCGACATGACGACGCTGGAGGAGATGGCGTTTTAGGCGCTGTTACCGCTGTAACAACCATCAATCATTCGCAACCCAACAGGAGAAAGCACAATGGCAATTCCAACCAACAATTACCGGGTGACGCTGACATTCACCGAACCGATCCTCGGCTCTACGCCAGATCCGAAGGCGTACACACAGTACGTTGCGCAGAAGGCCATCGACAATGGCAAGTATGTCAGTGATGAACTGGCGACGCTTGCCGATCAGCCGCGCGGGAAAACGGGTTTTCACCGGGTGGGCAGCAAGCCGGTGATCTATGACTATGTGATCAAGGGGTTTCTCAAGGAGGCGTGCACGGCGCTGCGGCGCGTCGATGGCACGGTGTCCAAAGCGGTGACGGCACACAAAACCAAGATCGACACGCTGGTGATGGTGGAGCCGCGGCGCATCGAATTGAAGCTGCGCAAGCCGACGTATGACATGGAACGGCCACTGCGCGCCGACACCCCGCAAGGGCCGCGGGTGACGCTGGTGTCTTCCACGACGGCGGCGGAGGGCACGCAGATGGAATTCACGGTCAAGGTGCTCGGCGGGCAAATCACGGAAACGATGCTGCGTGAATGGTTCGAGTACGGGCAGTACAGCGGACTCGGCCAGTGGCGCAGCGGCGGGTGGGGACGGTTCACGGCAGAGGTCACGGCGGTTCAACCGTGACACTCAGTAAGCCCAGCAGAGTAACAGCGACGGCAAGGCATTGTGCAGCGACGGCGCATCTGTGCATCGTACAGCAGCGCGTGGGCTATGCGTAGCGCTGGCATGGCACGGCATGGCGGAGCAGCGGCAAGGCGTGGCGACGTCATGCACGAGCAAAGCGCCGGTACGCGAGGTGGAGGCGAAGCGGAGCAGAACAAGGGCAAGGCCGCGCCGCACAAGGGCAAGGCACCGTGACGCATAGGCAGGGCAACGTTCAGCAGCGGCATCGCAAGGCGACGCGCCGGCATAATGCAGCACGCAATGGCAGTGAAGCGCAAAGCAATGGCACAGGCACTGCACGGTTTTGCAGAGGCGCCGGTAATGCATGGCACAGCACAGGCATGGCAATGCAAAGGCGCCAACACGCATCGTCAGGATTGCACGACAAAGAGCCGCAGACGGCACACGACGTAAGCCGAAATCCTTTCGTGCGTTGACCTGGTGAGTTCTGCGCAGACAGGTCAACACATCCGGCGATGTACCTCTCTGGCGGTGGCGGCGCTGCATGGACGCCGCCACCGCCCTACATTCAAAAAGGCAAAAAGGAAGGAAGGGACATGATGACAACAAGGGAATGGCTTGACGAACTGAGCAAAGACGTTCGCACGGGTCATGCGGTGCAAAACGATGATGCAGTGCGATTACTCGAATTGTTGCGCCGCACACAAGCAGATGTGCAAGGTCATTGGGACGCATGGCAACAGGAAATGGAGAAAGTTCGTCGCGCCGAGGCTGCGCTGGCAGAGCGTGACAAGCCGTGCATGTGGCGAGTCGAAGCTCCTGCGCATTTTGTTGGCCATATGGATGATAAGCCATTGGAAATGATACTCGTGTCAACTTCCTGCGGCAAGGGATTGGGGGTGCAGTCACCTCCGCCATACTGCGCATACTGCGGCCACCCCATCGAGGTGCAACCATGACAATGGAATACATTCGCCATCACTACGATCAACGGTTTAAGCGCGGCGCGCGCGTCCAAGTGCGTTTGCATGGCGATTTGTACGCCGGGACGGTTGTCGGCTCGTATGGGGCAAATCTGCGGGTGCGGGTAGGTTTTCCAGGAGAAAAGGCGCTAATTTTTCACCCCAACGAAGTCAAGATTATCGCAGATGAGGTGCAACCATGACGCAGCCTGTCACACTGGTAACACGAGACGCAACGCTCGACGACCTATCAACGCAGGATTACAGGGACATCTACGACGAACTGCGCCAGGACAAATCACTTGGCGCGGTTGTGGCGCTGCTTAACTCTGAATTCAGCCGCGCCATGTGGCACCAGTACGAACATGGTGAGCGGGCGCTAAATCGCACCATGCGCAACGAGTTACGCCGGGCGATGAAGCTGCCATTGTTGCCGCCGACGGTGGCGGAAGCGACGGCGCAGGCCTCGCCCGACGCGGCGGTGTGGCAGGTTGGAGAAGGCGTCCCTGAGCACGTGATCATGGTCAGCGCAACGCCGGTAACGCTGCACGTCAATGGTAGCGTGCAGACCGTGTTGCAAACATCAAATGTTACAGGGGTAACACGGGGCAAATTTCAACGGAAACACTATGTGCGTCCCTGTGTGCCAGAAACGTATGCAACGCGCCTAGCGGGGCTTGTAGGCGTTTCCTGGCAGGATGTCATTGAAGCAGGGTTGCAGGCGTATGAAAAGGACGTTCCCCTATGACAACACCGGCGGAAACAGCACGGCATTGGCGCGCGTTGGCGGAGCAGTACCGGCAGCATGGCATCAATGTGTTGCCGCTGGGCAATGATAAACGACCGGTTGTTACCGGCGTGGCAAAGTCGGGGCGTGTGCTTCATTTTGCGTGGGACGCGTGGCAGACCATGCGCCAAGATGACAAACTTTGGAAGCAGATCAAGGCGCCCGATTGGTGGGCGGACGTGCGCGGCGTTGCGCTCATCTGCGGGCCGGTGTCGGGCAATCTGGCGCTCATCGATTTCGACAACTGTACGCCAACGCCGGAATTCTGGCAGGCCATCGGGCGGACGGAGGATTATCAATGGTGCTACCCGACGCCCGGCGCGGGATGGCACGTGTGGGTCAGGGTGGATCAGCCGTTGCAATTGCCCGGCGACAAGGGGCGCATCGTCAACCCGTCGATCATGCCCGCCAACGTCGCACGCGCCGACAAGCCGCCGCAAGTGGAGATCCGATGGTTCGGGCATTACGGCGCGGCGCCCGGCTCACTGCATCCCGATTATCCCGATACGCCCTACGCCTGGCGCGGGGATGCACCGGACGCTCCGCCCGCCGTTGTCACCGGCGTGACGCTGCTGCTGGCGTACTGGACGCAGTGCGTCGCACCGACCGAGGAGGCCGGGCACCGAACTGTCACGCCGGTGACAACGTTGGCGGGAGGCGGCTCAAAATTCGGGTTGGCGGCGCTGCGCAACGAAATCGAGGAACTCGGCAGCGCCGCACCGGGCGGGCGCAATGCGGCGCTCAACAAGGCGGCGTTTGCCCTGGGGCAGTTGGTGGCGGGCGGCGAGTTAGACGGCGTGCCAGTGGAGCAGACGCTGCTCGACACCGCGCTGGCCATTGGGCTGGGCGAGGGCGAGGCCGTGGCGTCGATTCACAGCGGCATGAGCGCCGGCGCCAAAGAACCGCGGCAGGGAAAGCCGTTGCAATCGTTGGTGGATGCGTACTCCTACGATGGTTTTGGGCCAATGCCGGGGCAGGCGCATGTCAACGGCAATGGTAAAGCGGCGAATGTTACCGCAGTAACAGAGAGCGAAACAAAGCGTGATTCAACCTGGCCCTATGCCGCGCACGGCGGGCGCATGTTCTACCAGTTCGAGACGAAGGCGGGCATTGACGAGCAGGCCATCGCCGATTTCGTGGTGACGATTGCCGAGAACGTGGCGGATGAAGACGGGACATCGCTCGTGACATTGGAAGGGCGCGGGGTGCGCGGGCGGCGCATTCGCTGCACGCTGCCCGCCGACGAGTTGGGCGAGGAGCGGGCGCTGAAAGCGGCGCTGATGGGCGCGACGGGCGGCATTGACGCCGTGTACAAAGGGCAGGGCGCACACCTACCGATGGCGATCAGCAAACTCACCGACGCCAACGCGGTGCGCTACCTTCAGCGGTACCGGCGCACCGGTTGGGTTGACGACACATGCACGGCGTTTTTGCTGCCGGGCAAGGAATTGGAGCGGACGATCATCGAACTGCCGGGAAAGTTGCCCTACTCGGCGCCGGGCAAACATGCGCTCATGGTGCCCGCGCTGCAGGCGTTTGACGCGCTATGCGGGGCATTCAAGCCGACGATCACCATCCCGGCGTTGGCGGGGATGTTTTTCGCCGGGCTGCATCGGGTGGCGGGGTGGCGCAATGAGCGCACCGCCATTTTTATCAGCGGCAGAACGGGCAGCCTCAAAACGTCGTGGGCGCAGACGGCCATGTGCATGTTTGGCGAGCGCTTCATCAATGATGACCAGTTGGTGAAGTGGGGCGAAGGTGCGACACGCAATGCAATCATGGCGATGGCCTCCCATGCCGGGGATATGCCGTTTCTCATTGACAACTACAAGCCCTCGACCGGCGACGGCAAAGAGGGATTTACGAATCTCATTCACAACATCCTGGAGGGCGGCAACAAGGCGCGGCTGGACAGGAATTCATCATTGCGCCCACCGCAGCCGATCCACGCTATCCCGATTGTGACCGGCGAGGACGTGCCCGACAACGACGCCGCCTCATTGGCGCGCATCCTGGTCATCGAGTTTGAATGGCAGCGCGGCGAAATCAATGATCGGCTCACCCAGGCGCAGGACAGCGCCCACCACCTGCCGATGCTGGGGTGGTCGTGGGTCGAGTGGCTGGCCACGGAGGAGGGCAAGGACGCGGCGCAGCAGGCGGCGGCGCAGTTCTATGAGCGGCGGCGGCACTGGGCGGCCAAACTGCGCAGCGTGCGCACCGACATTGCCAACGCCCTGCGCATCGCCGCCAACCTCGCGACGAATGAACTGACGTGGTGGTGCGTCTGCCGTCATCCGGTGTTGGGCAAGGTGGCGTCACAGTACGCCGACATGCACCGGCTTGGGTTGGATCGCATCGCCGAATCGATGGCGAACAGCGCCAGCAACGCATTGGAGGCGCACCAGTGGCGCAACGCCGTGCGTGAGTTGCTGGTCAGCGGTCAATACGTGTTGGTGCATCGTTCCCTGCCGGCAGCGCCCGACGCCGGCGAGAAATTGCTGGGGTGGAAGGACACCAACGGCGCGTACATCTTGCCGCAGACGGCGATCAGCGCCATTCAACAGCGCCTCGGTGTGCGCATCCTGTCATCGCCCAACGCGCTGTTTCGGCAGTTCCTCGCATTGGGTTGGATCGCCAAAGGCGTTGAGCGTTCCACGAAGAAAATTGCCATTGGTCACGACCGCCCGCGCGTGCTGCATTTTCGCCCCGGCGTCATCGACGGCGAGGTCGAAAGCGACGGCGACGATGGCGCGGACGACGACGCGCAGACCATTCAGGAACTCGGCTTGTGAGCGCGTACCACTTTTGGCAATCGCGTACCACATTTCAAAAGTCGAATGTGGTACGCGATTTCGTAAAAGTGGTACGCGCTCACACTGGAGGCAAAGAAATGTTTTCTACGATCCGATCTCGTACCACAAATACCACATTTTTGATGATCGCAAGCTACATGCGCGAGACAACGTGTATTATGTAAACCTAACACGTCATTCTTAAATGCTGTGTCTGGCGATGCTCAAAAATGTGGTATTTGTGGTACGAACAAATAGATTGACATAATCATTATGAAAACACCAATTCGAGTCACTGATGAGGACATTTGTCTGCTCGGCATTTGGGTCGCCGAGGGGCGCTGCGGGGTGGTTGGCAGCGTGCGCACGGTGGGCGGCGAGGTCGTCACCGACGCCGTGCGCAGGGCGGGCGCAACATGGTGGGCGATTGCCGACGCCCTCGCCGACGCCGAGACCATCGGGGCCGGCGCCTGGGTGCTGCTGGTCAATGACGCCGCGATGTTCCAGGCGCTGCGCAGCAAGCGGGCGCCGACGCCGACAGAGACCAAAACGGTGTGGATGGGCAAAGAGCCGTGGTCAGTGCAGTACGGTGGCGACGCTGGCCATTGGGAGGTATTGCGCCGCCTGGGTGCGCATGGGCGGTGGACGGTGTTGCAATCAACGAAACTGGAGAAAGCGAGGGAAGCATGGCAGCAAGGATGAAGGCCAATCAGGTTGACACTGCCTGGCAACGGGCACGCGACGCGGCGGCGCTGGCGTACAGCGCCCAGCCGGTGAAACAGCCCGACGGTACAGTGTTGAATCTCTGCTTGTCGGCGCGTGTGTCGCGCGGCTTCGACCGCATTGCCGCGGCGAGGGCAGCCGGCGAAGACACGACGAAATTGCAGGCGGCGGTGGACGCGCTGAGCGCCGCGGCGATGCAGGCAATGAAGGCGGCGCAGGCCGAGGCCGAACAGTGGGCAGCCACGGCGAAAGCGGTGGGGCAAGAGGTCGATCCGCTGGCTGTCTATCCGCCTGAATGCGACTGCGCCGGTTGCTCGACGTGGCGCCAGCGCCAGGCCGTTGACATCGCCCGCGCCGATCTACAGGTGGCGCTGTCGTTCCTGCTGGCCGGCAACGAGGGCGGCGCGCCGCGCTTGCTGGGCTACATGGCCGGCGCCCGCGACGCCGAGCAACGGGATTTGCTGTGGCGTGCGCTGAAGAACATCAGCGACGCAATGACCGTCTATCAACAGGCGGCGGGCGCAGCGGGTGAGCCGGTGACGTGGCCGGAGGTGCGGGCATGAAAATCATTTCGTTGGGGTGGGGCGTGCAGTCCTGGACGTTGGCGGCAATGGCGGCACTGGGTGAGATTGAGGCGGATGTTGCCATTCATGCTGACACGACCTGGGAGAAAGCCGCCACCTACGCATTTCGCCAACAGTGGGAGCCGTGGCTGCAAGAGCGCGGGCTGCGCGTCGCGGTGAACCTGGGGCGCAGCGCCATCGGCATCGAACTGAATCCAGAGTACGCAGCGCTGGCCGAGCGGCTGCTGGCGCAGACGCAGCCGGCGCTGATTGGAGTGTAAATCAATGAGAACACAATCGCTATTTGAGGCAGACCGCCTGGCATTGCCGGACGCCATCGATTTGAGCGTTGCCAGCTTGACCGCCTACGGTGAACGGTACCGCCATTGGGCAATTGCCTATAGTGGCGGTAAGGATTCTACCGCTACGCTGGCCTTCGTGCTGTGGGCGCTGGATTCAGGGAGGGTAACGCCCCCGGAATCGTTGACCGTGCTCTACGCCGACACCCGCATGGAGTTGCCGCCATTACAGCAAGCTGCACTGCGCATTCTTGACCAGGTAAGGAGCGCCGGATACCGCGCTGAAGTGGTCTGGCCGGCGATGGATGACCGATTTTACGTGTACATGCTTGGACGCGGCGTACCACCGCCAAAGAATCGATTCCGCTGGTGCACACCGCAACTCAAGATTGAACCTATGCACGCGGCGCTTGCCGAACTGCGACAGCAGTTTGGTGGCAAGCTGCTTATGCTGACCGGTGTTCGGCTGGGCGAGTCGGCAGCGCGCGACCAGCGGATCGCGGTGTCGTGCTCAAAGGATTCTGGCGAATGTGGTCAAGGTTGGTTCCAGGTTGCAACGCCGGAGAGTATCGCCGATACACTCGCGCCGCTACTGCACTGGCGATTGTGCCACGTGTTTGATTGGCTGTACTTCGAGCAAGATCGGCATGGACTCGATACAACCGGTATCGCGGCAGTGTACGGAGAAGACGACATCCGAACCGGTTGTGTCGGGTGCAATCTGGCAAGCCGTGACAACGCGTTGGAACGGTTATTACGCCAAGACCAGTGGCAGCACTTGCGCCCGTTGCTTGAGTTGAAACCGCTGTATGCGGAGTTGACCAAGGCGCGCTGGCGCAAGCGCAAGCTAGAGCCAGAGCTACGCCAGGATGGGCAATGGAGCGCCAACCCGCAGCGGATGGGGCCATTGACGATGGCTGGGCGCGCTTACGGCCTGGAGCGCGTGCTCGACATCCAGCGGCGCGCCAGAGTCGATTTGGTGAGCACCGAAGAGGAGGAGCGAATCAAGGAGCTATGGCGGTTGGATACGTGGCCAAACAAGTGGACGGCCAGCGACATTGACGCTAGCGTCCCGGTCGACGCGCTGCGCAGGACAGCCGGCGGCATAGCGACGCAGACACTGCTGGTGAGGTAGGCAACGCCATGACCACCACCTACAACCTTTTTGTGCATCCGGCAAAGGTGCCGTTGGCGGAAGCTGTGACGATTCCAGAAGATAGCGGGTTTTCGCAAGCGGCCATGTTTGACGGCGACGGCTGCGAATCTGGCTATTGTTTTGTGTAGGGGGTAATCAATGACTCAGCCATTGCTCACACTGCATGTCCCCATGCGCGCCGTGTCGCTCAACCGCTACCAACGCATGTTCTGGGGTGAGCGGGCGCGTCACCGACGCGACACAATGCTGCTCGTGCGCGCTGCCATGCCGATGGCGGTCATCAACGCCAACGGTTGGCCAGCAGCGGAGCCGGTGCGCATCGACGTGGTGGCAACGATGAAGCCGCCATTGCTCGACGCCGACAATGTGGTGGTCAAAGACATCATCGACGCGCTGCGCGAGTGGGTGATCGTGGATGACAGCGCCGCCTATGTCACCGGGGTGACGCCGATTGTGCGGCGTGGCAATGCCGACGCGGTGACGGTGCTGGTGTGGGGGAGTCAATCAGTGATTGACAAGGACACACAAGCGTGTTATCTTGTTGACAAATAGATTGGCGGGCGATGGTCTCAACATCGCCCGCCATGTGACAGACCTGAGCTTACCAGGCATGTCGGAGAAATCCTATCATGTTGAGGCGCTCAGGTCAATACAGACCTGAGCTTTTTGTTTTGCGGAAGAAGGGAGGCAACAGCAACATGCAACCAACATCCACCCCGACGGCGTGGACAGTGAGCGAGGCGGCGGCGCACCTGAACTGCAGCCAGGCATCGGTGCGCCGCCTGATTGCCGACGGCGATCTGCGCGCCTATCGGCTCAAGAAGGAATTCCGCATCCCCGACGCCGAAATGCAGCGTTTCACGGCGGTGGGGCTTGTGCAGGTGCAAGTGCAGCGCCAGGCGCGGGCGGTGCGGTGATGAAACAGAGCATCGCCATCGATGACGCGGTGAAAGTCGAAGCGCCGCCGCAGACTTGGACGGCCGACGTTGGCGTACCGCTGATGCAGAACGTACTCGGCGGCGTGGCGACGGCGGGCATCGTGGCCATTGTCTGGCGTGCGTTCGGTGAGTTGCCCGCCGAGTGGTGGCTGCCTGCTGCGCTGGCCGGCGCTGGCGTGGCGTGTCTGGCGACGCTGACGCGCTTTTTCGCCGACGATGTGGGCATCGTGGCCATTGCCTACAAAGCGGGCCGGCGCAGCAGAGACGCCGAAGTCAACGCGTTGCACCTGCAAGTCAGGGAGGCGCAGGACGCCATGACGATGGCGGGACAGCGCCCGGAGGCGTCCACGACGATGGCCAAACAGTTGCTCGTCGCGCAAACGACGCTGACCCATGCCCGGCTGCTGCTGCAGGTGGCATTCAGCGGTGACAGCATCGGGCGCCAGGCAATGGCGCAGCGCGGCGTCGGGCAACGGGACTGGGAGCGGGCGATGCGTTTGGTCAAGGCCGCTGGCGTGGTCGATGACCTGGGGCAATTGCGCATCCGCAACCATCGCCAGGCGCTGCGGGCGGTGGAAGACCTGCATCGCAGCGGCTATCAGACGATGGAACAACGGAACAACTTTCGCCCGGCGTGGTATTGAGAACAAAGGAGATTGAGTATGCCAGGCTACCCAGTATTGCAGCCCGATGGACAACTCGCGGTGTGGTCTACGATCGTCGATCATTTCTTGGCATTTGATTGCGCGGCAGAAAAAGCGGCGCAAGAAATAGACTGGCAATTGCGCCAGCCTAATCAGCGGACTATCGACATATGCGCCGCCGTGCAGCGTGGTGAAAAGCCCTTTGCCCACTGGCAGGATTGGAATAGCCGTGTTGGTTTTGCCATGTTGCAACACGGAGAAAATGATGAGACTGTGCGGCAGGCGATTGCCTTGACGCCAGACATGACAATTGCCAAGCTCTACTACGAACTTGGCAAGGCCGAAACCGCCGCTGATGAATTGAGATTTCAACTTGAGGATGCTATCAAACGCACACAAACGGCGCCCCCTGCGTTCCCCGACGCGCAGACGCTGCCGGACGACGCCAAACGTTGACAAGTGGCGGTGCAGTGCATCACTGCACCAGAGGTAGAGCAAGGGAGGTGACGCAATGACAATGAATGGGGCGGTGCTCATCATGCTACCAATCGCCATTGCCGCGTGCGTGGCGATCATCCTGATTGCGCAGCGCAATGGCTGGCTGCTGCACCTGGGCGGGCGCATGGCGACGGCGGCGGTGTGCTACGTCATTGCGCTCGTCGCCGTCCCGCCGCAATTTGCACCCGGCTGGCAAATTGCGGTGCTGGTTGGCGGGTTGGCGCTGTTCGCCACGGTGTGGGCGCTTGGCGTCTACCGCTACGCACCGAAGCCAACGCCGGGCGCAACGTTCGGCGCATTCAAGGCAGATTTCGAGTTCGAGGAGGTTGACGACGATGAAGGCGATGATTGGGTTTTGGAGCCGGTTGGCGTTGGCGGTGGCAATACTGGCGCTGTTGGCGGCGACAATGGCGGGGTGCGAATTCTCGCTGAGGAACGAGGCGCGCATCAAGGAGGCGGAGGCGCAGACGGCGCGGGCGCAGGCGGACAGCGACAAATGGCAGGCCCAGGAACGCATAGCCTACCACGACAGCCAAACGGCGATAGTGAGCGAGCAGGAGAAGACGGAGCGCGCCAACGCGTTTACGCTGATGCTGCCCTGGCTAATCCTCGCCGTCGGGGCCGTGGCGTGCGCCTTGCTGGTGCTCTGGTTCCGGGGCCGGGCGCATCTGGTGACGGTGCAGGCGCAGGCGGGGGCTATGATGCTGCCAGCGCCACCGCAGTGGCCAGCATTGCCGCCACCGGTGCAACGAGCGGCGCAACAGTATGACGCCGAGGTGATGGCCGACCCGACGACGCCCGGCGCCTGGCTGCTCGTGATGGCCGATGGCCGCCGCGTGCGCATGTTGCCGCCAGCGCGCTGAGCACCCCCCCCACCCCCCCACCGCCACCGCCAAGCCGCCGCTCCGCACCGGGGCGGCGGCTTTGTTATGTCGAGTTGTCACCAACTTGGTGACAGACCCCGCAACTTGTCAATAACCTATTGATTATCATTATGTCATGTGATATGCTTGGCGCATGGCAGGAATCACAGTGACCTCGGCAACGGTGCGCATTGACGCATTGACGCCGCACCCGCGCAACTACAATCGCCATCCGGCGTCGCAGCTACGCAAGCTCACCAAGAGCCTGCGCAAGTTCGGGCAGGTGCGCAGCATCGTCGTGTGGCGCAATTTCATCATTGCCGGGCATGGTCTGACAGAGGCGGCGCGGGCGGCGAAGTGGGAAACATTGCGCGCCGATGTGCTGCCCGACGATTATCCCGAACACCTGGCGCTGGCATACGTCGCGGCGGACAACGAACTGGCGCGGCAGGGCGACCCCGACACGGCGCAGTTGCTGACCATCCTGGAAGAAAGCCGCGCCACCGACGCCGAACTGCTGGAGGCCATCGGTTTCGACGATGCGGATTATCAGCGGATGCTCACTGAGGTGAGCGGCGGCGGCAATGGCAAGGACACCGAACCGCAGGTGGACCGGGCCGAGGAGTTGCGCCAGAAGTGGAACGTTTCGACGGGCGATCTGTGGCAACTGGGCGAGCACCGGCTGATCTGCGGCGATTGCACGGATGCGGCGGTGGTGGCCAGAGTGATGGGCGGGGAGTTGACCGGCCTTGTGTTTGGCGACCCACCGTACAATTGCGCAAGCGAAAATGGCATCTATGGTGCGGACGTTAGCAAGGCAATGGCGGGGCTAAAGGCGGCAGAATGGGATCGAGATTTCGATTTACGACCAGCGTTGGACGCGTTACCGCTTGCCCATGACGTTACGGTTTATCTTTGCAGTTCGCACCATCTGGCGCCTGTGATTTGGGAATGGATGGGCACATGGGCGTCTCTTTTTTCATGGTGCGTTTGGAGCAAGCCAAACCCGATGCCTTCTCTCGCTAAACGACATTGGACATGGAATGCAGAGCTTATCCCATATGCAACAAGAGGAAAACACACCTTTAATTTTCCTGCGAATGGTCACGCGCTTTGCGTCTGGACAATCGGCAAAGCAAAAGTAACAGACCACCCGACAGAAAAGCCAGTAGAAGTTCCAGAGCACGCAATAGCGCACAGCAGCAAGGCGGGCGATCTTGTCTTTGACGGTTTCTCCGGCAGCGGCACGACTTTGATCGCCTGCGAGAACCTGGGGCGGCGCTGCCGGGCGGTGGAGATTGCGCCGGGCTATGTGGCGGTTGCTTTAGAGAGGTTCTACCAGCACAGTGGAAAAGTTCCCGTTCTTGTTTCTGGGGAGTGAGTCACGTTGGCGCTTTGCTTTGAGGGAAAGTTTCATAGCACACGATTTGCAGTATTGCGACCTGCCTTTGGTGGCACATCCGCAGTTGGCGCACTTGGGCGGGAATCGTTTGCTTGCTCGTGGCAGTTTAGCGCCGTGTATATTTTCGTGGCACGTTTGGCACAGAGTAACGCCGTTTGCAACATCGTAACGCAGTTCTTTATGGTCATTCCACGGCTTGATGTGATGTGCCTGGATCGCGCCAGTGTTCCCGCATTGCTGGCATGCGTAATTGTCTCTTTCGTACACGGCATCACGCCATTGCTTGTATTCATAGGAGTTGCGCTTCTTGTCGGTGTCTTGCTTGCGCTTCGATGCGTAGCGGCACTCCTGACTGCAATACTTTGCCTTCAGGTGTCCATTGGCCGGGTGAAATTCCTCGTTGCACCACTGGCATGTAAGGAGCTTTTGCGGCCGATCAATGGGGTGGCGCTTGTGGGCGCACTCGGCAGAACAAAAGCGGCGGTTGCCTCGGATATTACGAAACGACTTTCCGCAGACAGCGCAAACGACAGTGAAGCACTCGTCACATTTCCACGTGTTCGGATTCTGGGCAGTGAACGTCTTTCCGCATTGTCGGCAGGTACGCTCTTTAGGTTGAAACGAGGGCGGGTTGTTGTTTCTCATGGATCACATTATACACCAGCTTGCGCAATGCGGCAATCGCTGGAGCGGTGGGCCACCCACACGGGCAAGACGCCGGTGCTCTTGGAGTCCTGACGATGGCATACAGACGACTCGCCTACAAGACGCCACCTAGAAAACTTACGCCAAAGGTGCACAGGGACATCCTCGCCGCCATTGACGCCGGGCTGCGCTTTGCAACCGACTGGTGCGGCTATGCGGGCATCAGCACGACCTCGCTCGACAACTGGCGCGAACTGGCAGCCACCGACGAGCCGGGCGCCGACCTCGCGCGCAAACTGTTCGACGACATCGAGGAAACCATCGCCAAACGCAAGGCGCGCTATCTGCTGAAGATGCAGCTTGTCGGGCAGGACGATTGGCGTATGTGGCGTGAAATGGTGGCGCTCGTTGACCCGAAGGGCTACGGGCCGAAGGCGGAACTGGAGATCACCGGCAACCAAACGATGAACGTCGTCCTGACATGGGGAGACAGCGATGCAGATGCAAATCACGCTGCCGAAACTCCATGATGGGCAGCGCGCAGTGTGGGATCATCCGGCGCGCTTCCAGGTCATCGTGGCCGGCCGGCGCTGGGGGAAATCCCGTTTTGGCGCATTGGGCTGCAACGTCACCGCGCTGCAAGGGCGGCGCGCGTGGTGGGTGTTCCCCTCATACCCAATGGCCGCCGTCGGCTGGCGCATGTTGCGGCGCATCGCCGTGCAGGTACCCGGCGTCAAAATCAGGGAATCTGACAAGGCGATTGAGTACATGGGCGGCGGCATGGCGCAGATTCGCAGCGCCGACAACCCCGACAGTCTGCGCGGTGAGTCGCTCGATTACCTCGTGTTGGACGAATGCGCATACATGGCAGAGGCGGCATGGACGGAGGCATTGCGCCCGACGCTGGCCGACCGCCGCGGGCGCGCCGTTTTTGTCAGCACACCCAACGGGCGTAACTGGTTCTGGCGCGTGTGGATGCAGGCGCAGCACGACGCCGGCGACGAATGGCAGGGCTGGCATTTCCCAACGAGCGCCAACCCCTACATCGACCCCGCAGAGATTGAGGCGGCGCGCAAGTCGTTGTCTGAGCGGGCATTCCGTCAGGAATTCCTCGCCGAGTTTATCGAGGATGGCGGCGGCGTCTTCCGGCGCGTGCGCGATGCTGCCACCGCGGAACCCGCCGACCATGCCCAGCGCGACGAAAAGACCAACGCCCTCCACGAATACGCCATTGGGGTGGACTGGGGCAAACACAATGATTTCACGGTGTTGGCGGTGATGGACTTGACGACGCAAAGCATGGTCCACATGGACCGCTTCAACCAGATCGATTACACCGTGCAGGCGGGGCGGCTGCGCGCATTGGCCGCACGGTTCAACCCCTTGACCATCATCGCCGAAAGCAACAGCATGGGCGAGCCGCTGATTGAACAACTGCAGCGCGATGGGCTGCCGGTGCGCGGCTTCCAAACCACCAACGCCAGCAAAACCAACGCCATCGAAGCGCTGGCGCTGGCCTTTGAGCGCGCAGAGATTCGCATCCTTGACGAGCCGGTGCTCATCGATGAACTGCAAGCCTACGAAATGACGCGGCTGCCGGGCGGCATGATTCGCTACAGTGCGCCGGATGGGATGCACGATGATTGTGTGATGGCGCTGGCGCTGGCATGGCAGGCGGCGGCAACGGGCAATGTCGAGTATGGGGTGAATCTGTGGAACTGACATACACCGTCCATCACGGCGATTGCCTGGAAGTGCTGCCCAAGCTGGCGGCGAATAGCGTTGACGCGGTGATTGCCGACCCGCCGTATGGAACAACGGCCTGTAAGTGGGATTCGGTGATTCCGCTTGCGCCGATGTGGGCCGAACTGAAGCGGGTCATCAAGCCGCACGGGGCGATTGTCATGTTTGCGGCGCAACCGTTCACGTCGGCATTGGTGATGAGCAATGCGGAGTGGTTTCGTCATTCGTGGGTGTGGTCAAAGCCGATGGGCACCAACTATCTGAATGCAAATCGTGACCCGCTCAAGAGCCACGAGGACATTATCACGTTTGCAGATGGTTATCCGACGTATAACCCGCAAAAGCGCAAAGGAACGGCCTACCGCGCCACGAGTGGCGCGGTAGGCGATTTTATTCGGGATAAGTCCGTTGGTGGATGGGTTACGATTTCCAGTGACCGATACCCGCTTAGCGTGATTCACTTCAACCAGGTGCAGGACAATGAGCACCCAACACAGAAACCCGTTGACCTGCTGCGCTACTTGGTGCGCACGTACACGAATCCAGGCGAGACGGTGCTCGACTTCACGATGGGCAGCGGGACAACCGGGGTGGCGTGCGTGATGGAAGAACGCAAGTTTATTGGCATCGAACTGGACGTCGCTTACTACCAGATCGCACAGCGGCGCATTGCGGAAGCGGCAGCGCAACCACGATTGATACTAGACACACCAATGGCGAATGTTGCGCCAGCAATGCCGGAACTTTTCGCGATGGCGGCGGACTGAGGAATAGCAAATGGACATCAGCAAGCAGCTATGGCTGGCAGGGATTGACGCCGAAGAACGCGCCCGCCTGGAACGGTGGTCGAACGCCTGGGCGTGGTACTTCGGCAACAACCCGAAGCCGCTGACGGTGAAGCCGGGGCAGGCCAATGACAACGTGACGATCAACTATGCCCGCCTCATTGTCAACATCGCCGCTGCGTACCTGTTTGGCGTGGAACCAACGTTCCAACTCGACGCCGAAGCGACGACCGAAAGCGAGCCGGAAACGTGGCTGAATGAGTGCTGGCGTGTCAACAAGAAAATGCTGCTGCTCCAAAAGGTGGCCATCAACGGCGCCGTGTGCGGCCATACCTTCATCAAAATCATCCCCGACTCGCCGCTGACGCCGGGCTATCCCCGCTTGATTGCCATGAACCCGGAGTATGTCACCGTTGTAACAGACCCCGACGACATCGATCTCGTGTGGCGCTACATCATTGCCTATCCGGCGCGGGGCAAGAACGGCGAACACCTGACCATCAAACAGACGATGGAGCGCAACGACGCGGGGCGTTGGACGATCACCGACGAAGTCAGCGAGGGCAGCCAAAAGTTCCGCATTGTGCAGCAAGCGGTGTGGCCGTACACGTGGCCGCCGATCATCGATTGCCAGAACCTGCCAAGTCCGAACGAATACTACGGCATCGCCGACCTGGAACCCGACGTGTTGGCGGTGAATCACGCCATCAACTTCACGATGTCCAACCTGCAGCGCATCATCCGCTTCCATGCGCACCCCAAGACCTGGGGGCGTGGCTTCAGCGCCAATCAGTTGAAGGTGGGCGTTGACGAAACCATCGTGCTGCCTGGTGACAACGCCGAACTGCACAACCTGGAAATGCAGAGCGACCTGACCAGTTCGCTGGCCTACTATGCCCGCCTCAAGGAAGCATTGCACGAAGTGAGCCGCGTGCCAGAGGTGGCAACGGGCAAACTGGAATCGGCCGGCGCGCTGTCGGGCGTGGCGCTGCAACTACTCTATGGGCCGCTGGTGCAGGCGACGAAGGCGAAGCGGCTGACCTATGGCGAAATGCTCACTGAATTGAACCTGCGCCTGCTGGAAATGGGCGGCCGCGCTGCGCCGCAACCGCCGACCATCGTGTGGCCGGAGATACTGCCCAAGAACCCACTGGAGGAGCGCCAGGTGGCAATGCTGGACAAGCAACTCGGCGTCAGCGCGGACACGCTGCTCACGCAACTCGGCTACGATGCAGAGGCAGAGGCGAAGAAAAAAGAAACCGAAGTTGCGGACATGGGCGAGCAACTGTTGACGGCGTTTGACCGGGGACAGACGGCGACCGATGACCAGTGACGTGACGGCGGCGACCATAGACACAGGCGGCAACGTGGTGGTAGGCAAAGAGAATCAACAGCAAACCGTCAATGTTGCGCGGGAACACGACGATCTTGCCCTGTTCCGCCTGGAGAACAAATTGGATCGGATGTTGGATCGCATGGATCGCTTTGAGGGACGCATTGCCACCATCGAGCGGCATTACGAGCGCGGCGCGGTACCCCTGAATTGGAACATCATTGCATTGACAATGGCCATCGCACTTATCATCGGCGGACTGTTGTATGTGGCGACGATTCAGGGGAGCCGGTAATGGCGACGTGGATGCAACTCTACGGGATGCTCGGCTATTCGTTGTTGGTGGCGCTGTGCATCATGTGGGCGGGGATGGGCATCGCCTACTACCGCGCCGGGCGTGGGCGGCGTCGTTCGTGGGTGTTTTTCGTCGCCTGTATGTTTGGCATGGCGGGGCTATTCATCGGCCTGTCGTTGGTTGCCGCTGAAATGCCGTTCATCGATCGGTTTTGGGCATCGCTGTTGAATCGTTCGCTGGCGCTGTCGGCGGGCGTCGCAGGCTGGGCATACACGGCGCTGGTGCTGCGTTTGGAGTGGAAAGAACATTAGTAGAGTTATGTCGATTCAGGCATCGCAAGTAGTGGCGACCATCGGCGCGCCGGTGGCGTTGACGACGACGCACGGCACCATCGCCGCGACGCTGGGCACGCCGGTGGCGGGGGCGTCGGGCAGCGTGATCGCCGTGCATGACATCCAACTGCAACTCGTGGCGGGCACCGCGGCGACAACGTGCTACGTCCAGAGCGGTACGGCGCCGGTGCGCAATGTCTACATGGCATCGGTGGGCGATGGGCTGGTGTTCATCCCGCCGCCCGGCAAAGAAATTCGGTTGGCGTCCGGCGCGGCGCTGGTGCTGAACAACGCCGCGGGCACCGTGGCGTACACCGTGCGCACGACTTACGAGGGGGCATAACATGGCAACTTTGAGCGAACTCATTGCGCAGCAATGCGCCGACCTGACCGATTATGAGGCGATTGCGGCCTGGCTGAACGCACCGACGACCGTCGACAATCCGGTGACGGAAGCGCCGCAGGTGCCACACCTGCCAACGCTGAAGGAAGTGCTGGCCGTCGTGCCATCCACGGAGCGCCTCGCCATCCGTAAACAGTTGCCAGGCTTTGTGGACGACGTGCGGCGCGCCATCGACACGGCGGACGCCGATTATATGGCCGTGCTCATTCAGGATGCGGCGACCGATGGCGCAATCAGCACGGATACCGTGCAGGCGTTGGCGGCGCTGGTAGCGCGCACGCAGCCTGACCCG